CCGTAATTTCCGCTAAAGAATGGTTTTCTTGCCATGATGTTTTATCTTCCTATTTTTGAATCCATCCACTTACGGATTCTTGCTTTTATTCTTGGCTTGTCTGATATGAAGTTTGCAAAGCGTTCTCCATATTTTATGTAGGCTTTTCTAAATAACGATGGTGAATCATTAAGCATCCACTTGCGGAATAATAACCATGCTGGATTATGCTCGCCATATACTTCTCTTGCTACCCAGCAGAAGAGTGCTGCATTACCAAGTAATCCACTTGCTGCTGAACCAAGTCCACTCATAATACCTGCTTGCTTAGTTGCATCTGCTGCAACTTGTGCAGAGTACATATTTGCTGCGTTCGTTGCTTGGTTCTGTATGAATCCAAGACCTGACTCTGGGTTTAGATATTGTGGTGCGCTTTGCAGACCATATCCAGCTTGTCCAAATACAGACTGTCCTTGTTGTAATGCGTTTCCTCCTCCTCTGCCAAGCACTGCTTGGAATGGGTCGAGTGTGGTTTGATCTTCTAGTGCAGCTAGTCCTCCGGCAGCTTGGATGTATCCTAGTATGCCTTGTTGTTTAAGTTGCTCGTTTGCACGCTGGGCATCCATCGTTGCACCCACACCAAACTGAGCAGCTTGTTGTGTTTGTCCTTGCTCGGCTAGGTTTGCAGCCTGGGCAAGTTGTGCCTGTGCTTGTTCCTGTCCTAGACCTGCTGCCATACCAGCTTGTAGTGCTTGGTTTGTGGCTTGCTGGTTAGTGAGTTGAGCCTGCATACCACGTCCTAAGTCTGCTTCTTGTAGACCTGCTTCCTGACCAAGTGCTTGTTGTGCAAATGCCCGGTTCTGCATCTTGCGTTGGTTGTCTTCAGCAACCCGTGCTTCTGCTTCTGCTATTGCACCACTTTGGTCAAATGTTCTGCCCATCATTGTGGATCTTGCACGAGCAGCTTCTGCAATTTGTCTTTGCTCACGATCTGTAAGTCCTTGTCCAAGTGCTTGCTTGGCATCTGCTAGGAGTGCGCCACGAAGTGCGTCATCACCTGCACCTAGCTCACCTGTATATGTACCACCTGTTACACTTGCTGATGGTGTGTATGCAGTTGCAGCTTCTAGGCTTTGTCTACCAAGGTCACCACCATATGTTGAACCTGATGGTACAGTTATTGCACCTGCACCTGTGAGTGCATCTGCTTGTTCTGCAAGGATTGTACGTGCATCACCAAGTGCTTCCTGTGTACCTGGTTTATAGTCCTCCATGATGTCTGTGAATAGCGGAGATAAACGGGATACATCTTGCAGGTCTGCTTCTCGTTGGCGTGATAGGTTTGCACGTTGGATGTCTTCTCCAAATGCAGATAAGCCTAAGAAGTTACCACTCTCATCAAATCCAGCTTGTCTTGCACTGTCTTTTTGTGCGACAAATTGCTCACCCACTTCATCTGCTAGTCCAGCAGCAACATCTGCTTCTGTTGCAGTGCGTGTTTCAAATTCCTGTATTGCACGCTTGTCACCTAAGATGTCTAGCATACCATCACCTGCACGGATTACTTCACCAGGTTCAAAAGTACCAGGCTCTGCCACAAAGTCTGTGCCATCTGGATTCTTTTTAAATATTGGTTTTGATTCTTCAACGCCTCCACCTGTAGTTAAAATCAAGGAGTCTGGATAGTCCGCATTGAAATATGTGCTAATTTGTTCGGGACTAAATAAATCTTTTTTCTCTAGTGATTTTTGTGTGACATCTTTTTTAATTCTCTCCATATGAGCTACGTCAATTGGAGTACCTGTCATACCAATTGGAGTAGATTGGCCAGGTGGCGCAGGCTCATGGTTAAACTCACCATTCTCTTCGTGTACAACATTACCTGTCTTGGTATCTATGACTCTTATACCCCAATCATAACTGTATCCACGACCCATTGGCCCTCCTTCCCTGAATCTTGTTCCAGTACTTGTATCAACAATTTTGTATCCACCGCTTGAGTCTGGAGCATCTTCGTAACCAACAATGACCTTACCATCTGGTGCATATGTTTCTTTACTACCACCACCCAGCAAAGTCTGCCTAAGAATATCTGTGTCTGCTTGTGCAGTTTTCTCACGGATGGATTGTTCAAGTGGAAGCAAATCTTCAAGTGAACCAACTCCTCTAAAATCTGCCTCCCCAACTTTACCACCTGTTAGTAATGCAACTTGTGCTTCGAGTGCTTCACGCATACCCTCACCATAAGATGGTTGTGCTGGATAATTTATACTTGTATCTGAACTACACATAATCTTCTCCTATAATTGTTTGTAAAAAATGTTTGTTGGCCAAATAGGATCAAATCCAAATTTTTCCATGTGACCCATGAATGGACTATGATTATTGCAAGCCATGAAGTATTGATTTACACCTGCGCTTGACATCATGGATTCAACAGTAGAGTTAATAATCATACTGTCTTTTGCGCTTACTTTTTTTGTATGATGCCAAGCTAAAAGCAAGGGCATCTGTGCAATTTGCCATCCACCTACAATCTCATTATTTTTAAGAACAACATGAGATGACATTTGCATATTATCATTGTCATCCTTTGCAGCTTTTGCCACTGCATCCTTAATCTTAGGGTCATTAATTTTTCTTAATGTAGGTATTCTGCTCATATATATTATTCTGCGATTATGTATTGCTCTGAATCAGTTGCACTTACTGCTGCACCTAAGTTTATTCTTAACCATGCTGATCCATTGTCTAATGCTAGGCATGGACTGCCACCATCCCCATTTGTACAGTAGACAACTTTGCCCGCAGTTCCAGCACTTGGCAGATCCGCAACCGCAAAACTCTTTAGCACTACTGTTGTATCGGTTACGCTTGGAACTGTAACTGTTGGCTCGCCTAACTCGTTTAGGTTCGCTGAATTTAAATCCACGCCTGTTGCGAAAGTAAATCCACGAGTGACCGTACACGTAATCGCCATTATGCCACCTCTCTACGTGCATTTGCTCCGACTCCTATTGCTTCCAAACTTAGATGTCTAAAGCTCGGTCTGCCTGCTGTGATATTAATCTCAATATTTGCCCCATACCCACGGGTACGACCCGTACCAAAGCGGAAGAGTGCTTCTTCCGTGCCATCTGCTGTGTGGCTTAATACTGTTGTACTTGCATCCGGGTCTAGCGTGTTGACCTTAATATTAAATGCATCTGCATTAACTGTGTTTGCACCAACCTGTCCACGCTTCCAACTCTTCACGCTAATGTCTCCAAAGGTGAAGGAGCGAGATACTAGCTTACCTGCAATTGCAGTTGTGCCTGACTCACTTGTACTACCTATCTTGCGTCCGCTATCATCTATGGAGTTTTCTTCCATGAGATACCAACCTGTGTCGTTACATGCGAATAGTCTGCGTCTTGTTGGGTTAGATCCGTGCGAGCAAATCACAAAGTCATCTACATGAAATGCCAAGCTGCCTGCCATTGCTGGGTAGGAATCTACACTTGTCCATGTGGATGTAAGCAGTGAGAAGATAAAGATTTTATTAGGTACTGTTGAACTACCTGTAGGTACTGCTAGATAGTAAGCGTTGTCATACACGATTCCGCATGACTTATCTGCATGTGCAAAGTTAACCTCATCAAATTGATCTTGTATGGGTCGAGTCATGGGTATGGTTTCACCACTTACTTTACTAATAGCTACCCCAAGTCCCTTGGCAGGATCTGTACCTGGTGACAGGACGATGATCCCATTATCTGACAGGAAGAATGTTTGTGGGCCAGACTGTGCGATTGACTTGCGTGCCACACATCCATGCTGACGGGTAATCTCGTAGGTATTAGATGCGGAAGTTGTCGCAACGTTGTTAATCATATGAATGCTATTACGCATAAACACGATTAACTGATCTTCTTGGTAAGGAAAAAAGCCTACAAGAAAATCTGCACTTCCTTTATTTATTCTAAATTGTGATTCAGCAGCGTAGTAATTATCTGTGTCCAACAAGTCAGACATTAAGACTGTATAGTTACTATCTGTGGGTTGCGGGATGATTAAGCGATTGCGAAAGAATACACCATAATCTGTGTTTGGACATTGTATGCGCCCTGCACCTGGACTTCCATTTGCTTTAATTACAAAGTCATTGCTTACATCTCCATCCCATTCAAGTGGTGTCTTATTCTTACCACGAAACAAGATGAGTTTTTCTAATGCCTGTACGAAGCTCGCGCCATCTGCCGTGGCCACAACTTCACTGCCTGGATAATCAATATCTATGCCAGAGTTGTTAGCATCATTCCATAGTATTACTTTATCCTTGGTGGCAACTACCACATATTCATTTCCTGTTGCCGGATCGGAGTAGAGTGTGGATGCAAAGACCATCTCATTTGTGCCATTGTAGCTAAGTGTTACTGCGCCTGCTAAGAAGTCTATACCCTTGCGTACTTCTGCTAGGTCACCTGACAAGCGCATATTCTCGCTAGTTTGTACAAATCCAGATTCTAAGCTA